CGGAGCCGATCAAATGGGCGAACTTTGGGCAAAGCGAACGGGTGTCGATGTTGTTCGGTTTCCCGCCGACTGGAATACGCACGGGAAGAAGGCGGGTTTCCTTCGCAACTTGGAGATGGCGGATAACGCGGATTGCCTTGTTGCCTTCTGGAACGGTGTAAGTCGGGGGACAGCGCACATGATCGGCTGCGCTCGGAGAAAAAATATTCATGTTATTGTTGTCGCGTATGACGTAGACCCCTTGATTTAGATTCAACTTATGGTAGAATTAACTAACGCTTTTGATAAACCCAACCGGGAGATCGCCATGAAGAAGTGAACTGCTCACCGTCGTCGGCATCCGATTAACTCTCACAAGGAGGCAACGGGCTGTCGGGAAAACAGGCCGACGACCTACACAGAAGCAGTGGGAATTCCCGAACACGGTTGTATCGACGTGTCTGCTTCTGTGTAGGTGATTGAACCTTCCCTTTCCGGGCTGTTGGTTTTCGAACTTTCATCTACAGCATGGTGGATCGCAGGTGTTTAATGGGCTAGGGGCGCCACCCTCTCCTGGTCGCGGGACGATACATAAACCGCCGACTGACTCCCGTAAGGAGTCACAACACGACGGGTGACTGTCACAGATAGCGTGATGTCGAGACCAATAGACGCCATAAGCGACAAGTCGAAGGGCGGCGCGGTGGCCCCGACAGTCTCCCGCCGTGTTGAAGACTTATCGGAGTGGGGCTGCGCGAGCAGAGAAGATTGCCGATTCCTCCCACGGGATAGGCGCCGAAGCTGTCACCGGACGAGAGGGGGTTGCATCCCGCCTAGCAGACAGTCGAAACGCACCTAAACCCCTTGCCGGGTAAGAGCAGGGGGAACAGCAGAGCGGCGGCGTGGAAGGACACGCAAGGATACGTGCATAGCTTGGTGGATACTGCAAGCAGCCCGCCAACCGAGAGGTTGGGATGCGTTCGGGGCTGCACTGGTCGATAAGGGCGACAACAGTTCAACGCAGTCTATGCGGTAGGTGGCATCCCGGTTATATCGCCACCGTCTACTCACCGAAGCCGGAATCAAGCCCGGCCCGCTCTGCTGTTGGTAACGGTACGCAATCGTGCGTATTCATCCAATCCGGTGCGGGATCGCAACCTGCCGTTGCCTCACGAAACGAGGCGCAACACGACTGAGTGCTACCCAAGGAATAGCCAGCGGCAATTGTCGATTGTGTTCTCACGATAGCACTCAGCCGCGTTGGTCAAAATGCGCGTGCAGCCCTTGGTGCAGTATGAAAAACGCCAACCCGAACAACAGGTTGGCGCTCAAATGAGGCTCAGTGTGGCCCCCATGATGGACTGGAACGGGCTATTGTTTTTCCACAGGTTTTTGGCCGTCTGGTGCAGTTTTGGTGAATTTAGTCTCGGTTTCGGATGTGATCCGCAGTTCTTCGATACGGTCGACTGCACCAGCACTGTTGACGTGGAATGACAACTGGCCTGTAAACCAACCCTCGGGACAGTCGGTCAGCATGCTCTTGAATGACGCAGCGATTCCTAGCGCACGGTCGGAGTAGTCTAGTCCTCGCAAGCCGTCAAACTTGTGCCCTGTTAGCGGATTGCACTTCGGGCAACGCCGGGTGTTTAGGTACTTCCACAGCATCGGCGTTCCGCACACCGGGCAGTCTTGTTCGTTCGGATCAGTCATTTTCAGCCCCTCACAAGATCGGCGCGGGTGTAGCGTGCGCTTTCGAGTCGTCCATCCGCCCCGTACACTCGGGTTACAAGGAACAGGTTCCCGTCAATCCATTCCTGCCCGGAAACTGTGAATTTCACGGCTTTCGGATGTTCCAGGCTGACGTGTGTCCAGTTTTTGTCGGTAATTTCGGTTTCCTCAGAAGTTGTTTGGCGAGGTAAAAGTGGCGTTTGTGTCAGCCCGCCAGCAGCGGCCTGAACTGCGGACTGGTGTTCTTAGCAAGGGCCAATCTCTTTCCCCAACGGATAGCTTCCCTCTTCAGGGTATTCGGCAAAGTAGGCTACGTGCGCGTAGTGTATTGCCTTGCCCTCATCGTCGCGCACACCCTGTTTCGGACACTCGATGATGACAATTTCGGCTTCCATGTCGTCTGCGTCTGGCATAAAGTCGGGACGGTGGTTAATCGTGAATCCGGACATGCAGGCCAAGTCGTAAATCTCGGCTACGGTCAACGTAATCATTTCGTTTTCTCCAGAAGTTGTTTGGCGTAATCAAAGAACGACTTGGCGCCGCCTTTCACGTCTCTCGGCGGTGGCGGCACGGGTAGATCGGTCGCACTGACGCGGTGAATCTCCAAAGATTCATTCTGTCCAGTTCGATTTAGCCGGTTCTCCAGGCAAGTCGGTGGCTCGGGATCGTTGACATCCCACACCAGGCCACAGTGGTGACACGTCATCTGGTCGTTGTGGCGACGGGCAAGGCAGGTCATTTCAGGCTCTCCAGCAGGGCAAGCAAGGACTGCTCGAAGGCGGGCGGCATGTAGCCCGTAATCTCGGTCTTCACATGCGCGTCGTTCCGGTAGAACGAAGTCACGATGAGCGGGCCGGTCGGTAGTTCGATGCGGGTGGATTTCGTTTTCATAGTCGTCCTTGTGAATTGACGAACCAATTATTCCACTAAAAGTTGAATATTGCAATAAATAGTTGAATAAGGCATCATGCAGGCTATGGAAACCAAGAAGAGCGGGCGACCGCCCAAAACGGAAGAAGACTTGATCGGCGATGCGCCGGAAATGGACTTGGCACGGGTCTACGGCGGCGTATCCGCGCATTGGCTCGCCCAGGTGTTCGGGCACGACAAGAACACGATCAAGAAGAAGCTGGCAGCCGCCAACATCGAGATCGTCGGTCAGCGCAACGGCGGGCCGCTCTACCGGATTGCCGACGCGGCGCAGTATCTCGTCAAGCCGAAGGTCGACCTGGTCAGCTACGTGAAGTCGCTACGTCCGAACGATCTGCCGCCGATCCTCAACGACGCCTATTGGGGCGCCATGCTCAAGCGGCAGAAGTGGGAAGAGAACGCCAATGACCTGTGGCGAACGGAAGCCGTGCTGGAGGTCTTCGGTGATCTCGCGTTGTCGTTCAAGACGACGGTGAACCTGTGGGTCGAAGAGGTCGACCGGCAGGACAGCCTGTCACCGGAACAGCGGAAAATCCTGACTGACCTGACCGACCGGCTGTTGGAGCAGGTCTACGAACAGATGGTCGAAGCCCCCAAGAAACGGAAAACCCCAAGCTCGGTCGTCGAGGAAGGCGGGGTTATGGATATGGAATCCGAGCAGGAATGATCTTCCATTCCATCGAAGAGATGATCGCGGCCAGCGCTGGGGGCATTCGTCCGCCCGAGCGCCTGACCGTTGCCGAGGCTGCCGAGCGATACCGCTACCTGAATAATCCCGGCTCCTACGTCGGGTATTGGGATAACACGGTCGCACCTTACCTCGTCGAACCGATGGAAGTGCTGACGAGCCTGGACTACATCGGCATGATCTTCGTCGGCCCGGCCCGGACGGGAAAGACGGACGTGTTCTTCAACTGGCTGACGCACACCGCGATCTGCGATCCGGCAGACATGATGCACGTCCTGATGACGCAGAGCGTGGCCCGTGACTGGAGCCAGAAAGACCTGCGCCGGGCGTTCCGGCATTCCAAGGAACTCGGCAAGACGGTCGCCCCCGGTCGACACAATCAGTCGACGCACTCGATCCGCTTTCTATCAGGCATGCACCTGCTCGCCAAGTGGCCGACGATTACCGAGTTGTCGGGCAAAACTGTGGGGCGCAACTGGATCAGCGATTACGACCGGATACCCGAGAGCATCGACGGCGAGGGTAACGCCTACGACTTGACCGCCAAGCGAGGGCAGACCTTCCGGCGTAACGCAATGACCGCTGCCGAGTCGTCGCCGGGCTTTGAGATCGAAGACCCGAAGTGGGTTGGCAAGACTGCTCACGAAGCGCCGCCAACCAAGGGTATCCTGGCGCTCTACAACCGGGGCGACCGGCGACTGTGGTATTGGCGTTGTCCGCATTGCTTCGACCCGTTCGAACCGCATTTCAAGTTGCTCCGGTGGCCGGACAGCAAGGATCACGTCGAGGCCGCAGAACAGGCGTACATTGCCTGCCCGCACTGTGGCGGTGTGATGTACCACGACAGTCGGCACGGCGTACCCGGCAAGCACGAACTCAACCAGATCGGCAACGCGGCGTGGGTGCGCGACGGGCAACTGTGGGTTCCGAAGAAAGGGGTCGTCGAGGCGTCGTTCGAAGGTAAGCCCTACCGTTCGGACATCGCCTCCTTCTGGCTCAAAGGCCCGGCAGCCAGCTTCACTACCTGGCGGGAACTCGTCCTGAAGTACCTCAAGGCCGAAGAGGAATACGAGCGCACGGGAAGTCAGGAAGCCTTGAAGACGACGGTCAACACCG